CCTGACGTCCTTGGTTTGCGTGATCTGCGCATTGCCCCCGGCCTACGTCGACAAGATGACGGTCGGCGGAATCACGCTTGCCGGGACGATCGACGCCCAACTGATCACGATCATCGCGAAGAAGGATATCCCGGAAAGCAACCGGCCGTTCAACATCGCGACGCCGCTTCGCCTGTTGTTCGCCCCGGAACCGGTCGAAGGAACCACGCCCGAACCCGGCCCGAAGGCGATCCCGCTTCTGAAACACGCGGTCCCCCTGATCGATCATGTCATCGCAGAGGCGAAGAAATATGTCGCAGGGGAACGGGCGCAAGGTCTGATCAACTTCGACGCCGGGGCCGCGGGCGACGGGGAAGATGAAGAAAAACCCTGACGCCATGCCGGACGCCCCGAACAAAACCTTCGGCCGGAAGTGTGTTGACCGCCTGTTGGACATGCGGAAGACCGGCCTGATCCTGACGCCGGACAAGATTGTCGAAGTCATCGACGAAGAATTCGCCATGACCCGGCCGGACTTCGTCCTGAACCCGGCGACCGGGAAGAAGCAAAGGGCGGGCGACAACATCCCGCCGACGCCCGAAGAAGTGACCGCCTACGGGAAGAAGATCGGTTGGCCCATCGACGGCGCCGCGTTTGTCGACCATTACGACGCGATCGGCTGGCGACCGAACGGCGTCCCGATGAAGAATTGGCAATCGAAGCTTCGAATGGCGAAACGCATGGGTTACACCTACGGGGGACCGCGGTCGTCGTTCCCCGCGAAGAAGTCCGACCGCCCCGCGTCCGATTACACGAAGTTTTGATCGTCCCATGACTGACCGCCTGAACCTTCCCGTCCCGATCGCCCAGGTCGATCTTCCCCAGGAATTCGGCGGGATTTCCGTCGCGACCCTGGGTTGGCTGAAACATCATCCCGAAAATCCGGCGATGCAACAGGTCGACACGACTTGCGCCAAGTGCGGGAAGCCGATCCGGGCGACCGCGATCTTCGCCAAGGTGACGGCCTGCGATGACTGTTGCGCGAAATATCGGACGGATGAACGCGACGCGAAGTTCCGGGACTACTGGCGCCGGACTTGTCCCCCGGCATTCGAAGAAACCGACGTCAATCATGAAGGCTTCCCGCGGGCCCAGTATGATCTTCTGAAGGACTACCAGGGGACCGAAAACCTGATTTTTCACGGCGACACTGGGACCGGGAAAACGCGACTGGCGATCCTGACCCTTCGCCGGTTGCTGTTCCAGAACGGGACCTTCGTCGGAATCCTTTGGCCCGAAAAGCTGAAGTCCGTCAAATGGACTCACGACCTCCTTTGCTCCGATCATTTGTGGGGACAGCTTCTTCCCACGTGATCAGGTCTGCCCTCGCAAGACTGCGAACAACATTCGGGTGGAGCTTCGACCAATGCTGCGGGCCAAATTGTCTATTGCTCGGGAGTTGATGCGCTTTGGGATTGAGGTCCGGGCTATCATCTATGCTGACAAGGAGCTTCATCGTCGGTATGGATATGAGATACACTCCCATTTCCCTTGCTCTACCCTTCGGCGCTTTGAGCCGACTTGGACCTTTGATCAGGCCCTCAAAGTGGCAGCGGGTCTCTTTTTGTCATGAGCCAGAACCTTAAAGAAGCCTTCGATGAGCTGATGCGTCGGGTCTGCCCTAAGCCGAAGTGCCGCCAGCGAAAGACCTGTGAGCGGATGTTTATGGCCGGCGCCCTGGCTGGTATTCACAAAATCTTGCAGACGGGTGCGCTGCCGGAACCGGAAGGGGAGCAGGCCATTGGCAAGGTTCATCGTGAAGTCCTCGACTACTTTGGGATCGAAGAAGAAGACCTCGCGGATTTGCCCGAGGATGTAGTGAAGGCGCCGGATGATCCCTCTTGCAATTGAATGCCGAGATTCCATTTGGGTGTCACATCGTCAGGGTGGGAGGCAGGGAGGTGTTTCAATGCCGCTGTGATGCAGCCACGTTGGTTATTCCAATGCCGTTTCCGAGGACTGTAAATCATTGTCAGCTTTGTGGGATCACCAAACCCTTGGTCAATCCACCCAAGCCCAAGGTCGGGGAAACCGAATGAAGATCATCCCGCTCAAACCGCAGTATGTCCAGGATCTGCAGGCCATCGGTGTTTGGCTGATGGGAAGGTTCGCAGAGATGGGAATGGACCCGAAGATGCCTGGGACCGTACAAGCCACGGCGCGCCTTGCCCGGGACTTTCAGGTTGGACAGTTAATCATCCTCCATCGCCATCCGGTGATCCCTTTTAAGGAGTTGGCCGCAGAGAAGTATCCACACGCCTCGCTGGACACACCGAAGGATTGCAATCCTAACTTCGTGCAGCATTGGGAGATCTACGTAGTGGACAAGCAGCACGCCGACCTGTCGAAGCTGCCCCACTGACAAGGCTGCTGGATAAATAGACATTGCTTTTTAGAGTGGTTTGTCGTAGCTGGGCCAGTACGAACAACTCATCCCAACGGAGTGATACTGTTGCGTGCGTGTCTTGGCTGAAAGCTGGGCCTGTCAACTCGCTCCTCTGGTTGTTCTGGTTTCTATTCGTTTCTTGGTGGGGTGAGGATGCTCCTCGCGAGTACGAATAGATAAGGGAGAAGGAGACTCCATGAGCCAGATTACTACCAACGACTTGATGATGACGGCCCTGAATTTGCGAGGGCGCTTTTTGGAACAGCTGATTGACCGGGGTAAGGACATTGACAAGGAGTGCGGTTACCCGGAGATGCTTACTCCGGCTTACCTCAAGAGCTTCTATGATCGGGAAGGGATTTGCAAGCGCGTCGTCAATATCTTCCCGGAGGAAGCCTGGAAGCAGGATCCCGAAGTTCTCGAGACGGACGACCAAAATTTGACGCCCTTCGAAGTCGCTTGGTTGGCGCTGGAGAAGAAGTTCCAGCTCTTTTCCCTGCTCCAGCGCGCGGACAAGCTCTCGGGTATTGGGACCTTCGGCGTCATTCTGCTTGGGGTGGATGATGGCAAGCAGCTGATCGAGCCGGTGGATGGAGTACCGCTGGATGGATCGATGCCCCTTTGGCTCCAAGGGCAGCAGGATCCCAACAAGAAGATTGACCTGCGGCGTCGGACAGCTCGCAACCCGAGTCTGCATCTGATCTACACCAGGGTCTTCGACGAGTCGGCCGTTACCATTAACAAGTTCGAAATCGACATTCGCAGTCCGCGCTATGGCCAGCCGCTGCTCTACAACATCAATTTCATCCAATACGGGGTGAATACGGAAGTCATCCAGCCGGTCGCGCCCATGCCGACCAGCCCAACCCCGGTCCATTGGACGCGAGTCATCCACTTGGCCGACAATCGGGAGTCCAGCGAGGTGTACGGCGTGCCCAGGCCGGCCAGCGTAGTCAATCGACTCATTGACTTGCGCAAGGTGCTGGCCGGGTCGGGGGAGATGTTTTGGAAGGGTGGTTTCCCTGGGATCAGCTTCGAGGTCAATCCGGAGTTGCAGAGCGTGGGGCAGATGGATCCGGAGGAGATGCGCAAGGAGTTTGAAGCTTATCAATCTGGCCTGCAGCGGTACTTGGCGTTGGTCGGGGTGCAGGCTAAGAGTCTGACCGTTCAGCTAGCCGACCCGGCGTCTCACTTCAAAACGCATGTCCAGGCGATTTGCGCTTCCATTGGTTGTCCTTATCGGGTCTTCATTGGGACGGAGGAAGCGCGGCTGGCCGGTGATCAGGATACGTCCGCCTGGAACGAACGGATCGGCAATCGCCAGAGCAAGTATTGCGAACCCTACGTTCTCAATCCTCTGGTCACTCGGCTGATCTACATGGGTATTCTCCCACCCTTGGCCGACATGAACAAGGGTACGACGGTGACGTGGGAGGACTTACACACGCCGAGCGATGAGGAGAAGGCCAAGGTGGCAGCTCAGCTGGCCGATGCGTTGAACAAATATGTCACGGGTGGGTGTGATACAATCCTCCCACCCAAGCTCTTCTTGAAGTTGTTTATGAACATGACCGACGAAGAGGCGGACGCGGCCATGAAGGAGCTGACCAAATATCTCAAGCAGGGCGCGCAACCGGGCAGCACCTATCAGGCTCTTCATCCGCCGGCCCCAGCTTCTCCGCAACCTTCCCCTCCGGGAGGCATGCCCATCCCGAACACGGGGAAGGGTGGGGCGCGCATTACCGAGGTCTCCAACTTTCCAAACGCCGGGGATCCATTCCTACAGGCTCGGGCAGCGCGTGGTGGGGCCTTTGGCAAGGGCGGGTTGAGGGAAACGCAAGGACCCTTTACCCCGCCGCGGTCCCCAGGACTCAGAGCACCGGGGAAGATTGAGCCGAGCGTAGTGAAGAAGCCAGTTCGGCCTGCCTCACCGACGCTGCATGGAGAAGGGAACGGAGATGGGGACAAGCTGACGGCAAACTACGTCCGCAAGGTGCCAGGGGGCTGGGCAGTCTTCTCCCACAAGGGCAAGCGGTTATCTAAGCCTATGTCGGAAGGGAAGGCCCACCAGCGACTAGCGGAGATTGAGTACTTTAAGAAGCAGGGCAAGGCTGACAATGCCGAGGAGGTCTTGCGCCCCGGCTACTCAGCCGCCCCTGACCTGACCGAGAACGCATCTTGGCGGAATTCGCCGAAGGGTCGGGAGATCATGGCCCGAGAGGCCGGCAAGCGCGCGAAGGAGGCTGGGCTGGGGCCCCAAACCCCGACCGAGCACGCCCGCACCAGGGAAGGGCGCAAGGGCTTCCGCGCCGGTTACCATAGCACGACGCGCAAACGCTAGGAGGGCCTATGTACCATCGCCTGCGAAACAAGCCGTTGTCTTACAACCAGCGGCAAGCTGAGACTGAAGTAGATCGCGCTCACCGCGCCGCCCTGACGATGCACGGTGGGACAGGTTCCGGCAACTTTGGCCATGAGGGTCGGGCAGGAGAGCGGGGAGGGTCAGGAGAAGGGACAGAATCGCAAAAGGTAAAACTCTCAAGATCGGAGACCGCTAGGTTGGAAGTCGCAAAGTCTTCAGGGTCCTACCGTGTCTCCTATCTTAGTAGTCGTGCTCGCAGCGGAGGAGATACTAAGGGAGTTATCACTCATTTCGTTAATGGTTGGACGGCGCTTTGTGGAAGAGAGCCCCAGGGCTCCTCGGCAGGATGGTCTGAATGGGGAGTGACTGGATTACCATTATCCGTAGCCGATCATCCATCTGTCTCCTGTCCACACTGTGCCAAGATAATGGCTGCTCTACTTGACAAAGAAGCTGGTTCAGGAAAGAAATAGCCGTGCCCCACTTCATCACCGTTCCTAATCGGGATCATCCGGCCTATCGGATTAAGGCGCTGCTCACCCAGCTCAAGCGCCTATACCAAGCGCAGTCTACGGAGAAGCTGCGAGCGATCATTGCCCGGGAAGCCCCGGCGATCACCGAGTTAGGCACGCTCAAGCACCGGCACCAGCTGATCAGGTTTTTGCTGGAGGCCGGTGAGCTGGAGTTTAAGCGGGCATGGGAGAAGGAGAACGGCTGGCCTTTTGATGACGTTTATGACCCGGCCAAATACCGGGCCCACCTCGAACAAGCAAGGAAAGACCATGTATCGGAACAAGCCCCTATCATTCAAGCAGCGGCAGCGGCTCATTGACAATGATCGTGCCAAGCGTGCCGCTATTGCTAACGCCGATGCTAAGGCCCTGCTGCCGGAGACAGAAGTTGACGCAGTGAAGGTCGGGCAGGGCAAGCTGCGCAAGCGCATCGCCTCGACCAAAGGGCAGAGCCAGCCCTTCACCAAGCGGAAGGTCACGTCCCACAATCCGGCCAAGAAGCCGGGCTACGCCAAGGAGTGATTCCGGGCAATTCCGCCCGGGTAACAAGGAGAGAACCATGCAAGGCGAAGTCATAAAACTAGGCAGCGCAGTGAAGGTGGTGGATGAAGTTGGAGTTCTTCACAATGGACTGGTGACGGCGGATTGGGGAACACCGGGCCAGCCCAGCACCTGTACCAACGTGCTGTTCCTATCAGCGGACGAGGCCGCGCGTGACCAGTATGGACGACAAGTCGAACGCTTGTCCTCCTGCTCTCATCGTGACTCGACCACGGCACCAGGTCGTTACTGGTTCATCGAGGGTGAAGTAAAGCCTGAGACGATCCAGACCTACGGCCACAAGGTGGCTTAGTCCTGAGGATGGTAAGAGCCGAGTAGGTTCTGAAAACACCAAAGGACCAATTTTATGCCTCCCGTTGCCAGACGCATTGATCCCTCCCGAACGACGCTCATCCAGAACGCCTTTGCGCGAGAACTGATCGGGCGGTTCCAATGGCTCGCCAAGCAGATCATTCGCCACGTTGAGACAGAGGACAGCTACGGGCTGGGCAAAGGGACGAATCCGAAGCCGGTCACTCATGCCGCTTATCAATTTCTGACCGACTCCAAGAAGCTTCAG